GTCGTCCAGAGAAGACAGGGAAGCAGCCAGAGCTTCTACTTGGTCAGCGGAAGTGACAGCAGCCAGCTTGTCTTTACGAGCTTGCAATTTCTGCTCTACTTTCTCTTCTTCCAGTTTTGCAACCAGAGCTTGAGCATCAGCCAGAGCGGTTTCTTTTTCACCCAGAGCAGCTTCAAGAGCAGCCTTAACACCGCCCATTTCTTCAAGAGATGCTTGCAGGGTGGAGAGTTGTGCTTCATATTGGGAAAGCTGAGTTTGCAGCTCTTCCAGTTGTGCCATATTTACAGACATATCAATTGTTTCCTCTTTATTGTTCATGCCGAACAGTTTAGTTTTAAGCATAGTGTTTTCCTTTCGCTGTACTGAGTCAGCCAAATAAGTATAAAACTCTTCCGAGTTCATTACAGAATCGGCCAGACCAAGTTGCAAAGCCTTCTCAGGAAGGAAAGTTTTTGCTTCTGTGGCTCTCACCGCATCGACAGAGAGGGAACGATTTGTTGCCACAAACTCTGTGAATTCGTCATAAAGAAAATCTACTTTCTCTTGTAGGTCAGCAAGAAAACCTTCGCGGAAGTTACCTTCCTTATCGAAAGGAACTTTGCTATCTCCTGCTGTTACGAAGATGCGTTGCACACCTTCTTTCTCAAGCTGTTTGGAGTTATTAAGGAGCCTCACAACTACTCCAATCGAACCCACTTCAGAGCCTTCGTTCAGGATAATCTCATCACCAATAGAGGCAAGAGCATATGCGGCACTTGCTGCCATACCATCCACAAACGAAAGAAGCTTGACTTCATTCTTAACAGCCAACTCCTTCATATACCGAGCAGTAGCAAACACTTGGTAAGCTTCACCACCGCCACTAGAAATATTCAGAGCAACCGTCTTAGCACCACTTTCTACAAGATAGCTAAAATCTTCTTTAAGTTGCTGATAAGATGTTCCACCACAATCAAAGCCCATCATAGTGACAGGCTTGTATGTCAGAGGACCATCAATATTCAATACTGCTACTTGAAGGTCTTGGTTGTAAGAGTAACGAGAAGTGGCTTCAACGGCCTCTCCCGGTTCACCGTCTTCACAACGCTTTTCAACGTAGTCAATAATCGTTTCAAACGAGGAGGGATGAATAAGGTGCGGAGTGTTGCACAATTTCTCCCTCAGACGATAGATTTCATGTGCCACTAAGTATTCTCCGCATTAGAAATTGAACTGTCGCCGGAACTGCCATCCACTGTACCCGTGCCCGAGTTAAGTCCCTCAACCATTCCGCTTCCTGACTTCGATGTCATATTCCCAAGAGCAGCATCAAGCTCTTCTTGAGTCATGGTGTCTGGAACACGATAAGGGATATCAGCTTGCTTCATCACCCAGTTGATTGTGTCTCGATTACGCGGGAATGTAGAAACAGCGGCAGTACGTTGGATAAACTTACTCACTTCATCCAGAGATTCTTTACTTACGTTCCCATAAGTGAATTCTGGCATGATTGTGGTGTCCCACCCGTTCTGCTCCCAAAGTGTACGAACAAGTTGGTGATTGAGTTGATTCTTGATTTCGTCAAGCTTGGCTTGAATACCCATCTCAATGATGCTAACTTTTGTTTCACCAAGGGCGAATGAGCCACCACCTTGTTGACCAAGAGCCAAGAAGTCAGCAAACAAACAAGTCAGAATCTCTCGGGTGTAGCGATTGATGATTTTGTCTGTATCATGGGCCTTTTGCCCCGTAATACTCATTACTTCAAAATCAAACATCCGCTTGCCAGTTTCATCTAGCAACAAAGGAAGAATCAACCCGGATTGCTTAGCTTGGTGCATATTAGCCATTGCCTTCTGATACTCAGCAAAGACAGCTTTGTTCTCGTCAGAAGCATCGGATGCCATATACTGAGGGGGCAGATACAACACCTTAAAGCCATTCACATCTTGGGCACAGGACAGGGCCTCCGATTCCTGAAAAGCTGTCTTAAACTTCCAAGCCAACCATGCCCCATTCAAACTACTAACTCCGCAGGGTGAATCTTTCAGCGGATTATTGCGGAACAAAAGGAACTTTTTACGAGGAATTCGTTTAACTCCACCCTGTACATTCTCAGCAGAAGCATTTACAAAGTCCCATCCATACGAGGGGTTTGCTCCGTCTGGAACTACAACTCGTTGGACAAGTCCTGCAAGCTCTCGTCCACTGTTCTTCCAATACCAACCTTCGATAGTGTCTTGGGCGCGAATAGGGAGTTTTTTTACGCCAACAAGCCCGTCATTGAACTTCGATCCATTTTCTTTACGGCGATAGCGAAGAACAATCTCAAGAACAGAGAAACCATAGCGGTTGAACGTGGCAGCTTGTTTAATCATGCTTTGCCAATCATGATCCATGTCCACCATTACTTGCTTGAGATAATTGGCTTTATCGGCAAGTTCTTCCTCATACCCTTCAGGAATCTTTACATCCCAAGGAACTCGTGCAATCATGGTTTCAACAAGTTCGAGAGCAGGGCTGATAGCAGCATCCTTAGCCATCTTCTTGTATGTTTCTATCGCTTGAGGCCAACGAAGTTCATGGCTGCAATCTTCCATGATTTGTCCGTTAAGGCTCAGGATTCCATTATAACCTGTCTCTCTGAAAGAGATGCTTGGAATCTCATTATCCCCTTGTTCAAGCTGCACATCTTCAACACTCTCCGCAACGGAGGCATCTTGTTCGTCAGCCATTCATTAGCCTCCTTATATGTTGGAAAATGGGTTGTTAGATTTGAGGTTTGTAGATAGGAGTCCTGCTGAGAAGCTAGGGATGTTTAGTTTTTGAGCCAAAGTGATGAAAGCATCAGCAGTGGCATCAACCTGCATTTGTTGTTAAAAGGTGCTCGCTATTTCACCTTCCATCTTACGATGCTGCATATTGCTATGCAGAGCAGACCATGTCTTCACAATTAATTGTGCTCCCCGTTTCCACCTGCTTAGGTGTACGTCTTTCGACTGGTCGTTACACGTTCTTCCCGAAAGAGAAGCTTCGCTCGGCGTTGTCCACTTGGGAGGTTCACCGAATTAGAGGAGTTTATAGACAACCATATACTAAAATCGTCTTTGTTTTTACGCGAACCATCAAACATCTCCAACTCATCAAAATAAGTGTCGTTCCATTCAGCTTCAACGTAATCAATAAGTTGAGCTTCAGCAGCAGCAGCTACAGGTTGGAATCGGACAATCTTAGACTTATTGGTTGGTCGCATTCTCGCATAGTACCCAGCTTCGATGAGTTCTTTAATCATCATTTGAGCAGCAGCTTTACCAGCAGCTCCGGGGTCTTGTGGTAGGATGATCTGTGTACCCTCGGGGTCTTCGGATGCTGTACGAATAATTCGTTGCATCACTTCCCCAAACCTCGCACGGAACCTAACAACATCACAGATGATATATCGACCTTGTTTTGTTTTTGCCATTAACACGCCGGCTGTACTGTCTGGGTCAGGGACTGAATCTGATGGCAAACTTCCTGCAATATCCCAAGCTCGGCAATAGGAAACAATGTCTTGTTCAAAAAGATTTACTTTACTAAGCCACTCTCTTTTAAAATAGCCACTGTTACTTTCTTTTGCATACCAAGAGCCAAGGTAGAGACGTTCCATCTCAACGCGAGGAAGGTTCTTGAGTTTTGAGACGTACGAAACATCCCGCTCAAGCAAAACTGGATTATCGTGACATGTAGCAGGTAAGAAGACAAAAGACATCGGGCCACAATCAGCCCCGTAAGTCTCTTCTAATTCCTCTTTTGTAGCTGCCCATACCATCTCGTTGCCAATACGAACGAACCATCGTCGTACCCCATCCATCTCAGGTTTTGGGAGTCCGTTGTCATCCAGATATCCAGCTTTTTCTAGCCAAACACGAAGGTAGGACTCATACGAGGGGTTTGCAGTCATCATAAGCACAGGTTTCATGGGAGCTGCTGTGCGAAGACGGGAGATGAAGTAAACTACCTGACTCTCTTCAAACTGTTGAGCTTCGTCTACAAGAAAAGCACTAACTTGCCACAGAATCTTCAAAGTAGGGCGTTAATCTACTTCCGCTAAAAGCTGCTATATATCGCTATATAGAGGAGACTATATAATCACCATTTAAGGTGCTCACCGTTTCGAGCCACTTGGCTCTACTCCCTTTCAGGATAGTCGTTAGGCATTTACATCTTTCGATGATTTAGCACGGTAGGTTGTCTGCAATGCAGAGTTTCCCCGTTTAGGCGAGTTGTTCGACAACCGTTTCCGATTGAAGGGGCTGGTATGTTAACCCTGAAAGTTATGCTTATCTTTTTCTTGCTCACAACCTTTACAAACAATAGTAGCTCCGCTAGGAAAGACAAACTTGCTATCTTTCACTCGCCACTTTGCACCAAAAGGTTGATATAATTCTTGACCAGTTTCAGCAGGACCACCTGGACCAGTTACCTGAACCATTGTCCGCCGAAGGATTACACCTCTAAACTGACTCATCTCGGGACGTGTCACCCATTGAAGGAATGCCATCACACCCAGATAAGATTTTCCACTACCCAATTTGTTATGAAGTTCGCTACACTTCTCTCCCATTACTGAGAGTATCGGACTATCTCTTCACACTAAAGTGTGCCCCCCGTTTCGATTGCGCTTGCAACCTACGTCTTTAGACTAGTCTCTGAACGTTATTCTATAAAAGAATCTTCGCTGCTGATTGTCCCATTAGGAGTTCCAGCAATTAGAGGGGTTTAACGCGACCCATAGTGTTAAGCCGCGCCTCCGAAGAGGACAATATCATTCTCTTGTACTGCTTTCAGAAAAGCAGCCTGCTTGGGGCTGGATGGCCCCACAACAAGTTTATTACTCTTTTTTCCAGCCATAATATTTCAACTCACCCTCCTCTCTAGCCTTACAGGCCGTTTCGTAATCAACATCATAAGCAAGGATAATATTTTGTTTGTAGTATCCAATCTGAGCTTTCCAGTTTCCATTGGTCAACTGATAAACTCCGGTGCGACCTGACGTATTATTACTATTCATTGCCCGGTTATAGGCTTGAGTTGTTAGGTCAGCCCAACGACAATTTTCTTTACAGTAGCCTTTAGTTCCGTCTATACGGTCAAGGGTTGTTCCTTCGGGACGTTCTCCCATGTCTGCAAAGAACGCTTCAAATGAATCAATCCACTCTTGACAAATCTCTACGCCTTTGTCTTGGTAATACTCTTTTTCTTTATAGTACGAAGCTAAGCACCGCTCTTTCATCTTAGTCCAAGATTTGTGAGTGGGGGTACCATGCATGCCATGAATCGTGCGAGCTTCTGAGAGTTTTTCAGACTTCCAACAACCACAAGAAGATTCTTCAAAAAGGTTCTGTCGGCGAGTGAAGTGTTCGTTGCCGCAATCACACAGGCAGTTCCATACAGATACACGGTTATTCGTAACCTGTTCCCACTCACGGAAGCCGGTGACAACCAGCCTACCAAAACGCTGTCCGATCAGGTCTTCTGGGATAATCTCTCCAGAAGCCAGCTTTCGCCGGTATTCAACAAAAGCCCTACCTTTCTCACAACCACAGCTTGTGGTGTGACCTTCTTTCTTGAGGTTTGCTCCCATTGCAACAAATGTATTACCGCACTCGCAAGAGCATTTCCATTTAGACTTTCGTTGACCACTAGGTTGGACGTGCCAACTATCGAAGCCCAGAACAGTAACCTTACCGGACTTGAATCCGGTATAATCTACAAAGCCTTTTGGCTTTTCCATAAAACAAATCTCCTAAATAAAGATGACGCCCTGCTGGCGTAGCCGTATTTCTACAACTCTATAGCCAGCCTTACGGATCGTCAAGATTATTACAACAGAGGCCAAACTACTGTTCAACATGTTGTCGGAGCTAATTAAATAAAATGGTGGATGAGGTTCGACTTGCACGAACATTGCTTTCGCGGCGGATTTACAGTCCGCTGGGGTTACTAATTTTCCTACTCATCCGAAAGCTTTCTTTCAAGCTATGTGCTAATTATAAGTCATAGCTTGTTTCTACGTCAAGCCCTTGTAGCTAGTTATTCTTCTTTTTCTTTGCTATTTTCTTCTACTTTACTTTCAGAGTCTTCTGACGAAGGAGATTCTTGTTCTTCTTCAACCAACCCACCTTTAGGAACAAGCTTCTCTTTAGAGATGGCGTTAGCATCTTGTCCAGTGGCAGCCAAATATTGTCGAGTCATAATTGCACGATCACGTCCACGAATTTGACGACTCTTAACAGCATCCCGGAAAGCAGGAAACTCCATAGCATCAAGTTGTTCACGAGTGTACACTTCATCAATCTTAAACACTTGAACACCCGGTTCATTACGAAGCAACTCAGATGTTTCAATGGTGAGCCAAGCATGGTGGGGGAATTTAGCTTTAGGGGTGTGGCCCTCTTTGACCTCAGCACCCATCTTGATAAAGCGGATTAGGTTTTCCAACCACTTAATGCCAAGCACATCTACAGGGCCAAGTTGAATCTCATATTTATTTACAATGTTTGTCATACTTCGTATCTCCTAAATAAGTGTGTTTAGTTTAACACTTTTTGATACGCTCCTCCTGTAGAAACGTATTAGAAAATGTTAGGGAGCAGCCTGCTTGGAACGAGGGCTGCAAGCATCAAATGGGTCCAACGTGAAGACTTACCCGGCGTTGGCCTCGGGAGGAGGAGATCAGGCACTGCCTGAGGGGAGTCTACTGCCCCCGAGTATTACTGAACTTTTAAATCAAAATCTTTTAGCGTTTCATAAACATCTTGACGCAACCAATCTCGATACTTGTCTGCCAGATAAGAAAGATGCTTAACTTTCTCAACCCTGTAATATTCTGCCGCCTCATCAACATCTCGGAAATCTTTTAAAAGCCTACCAAGATTGCCCCTATTCAGAGCCATCCTATACACAGGCCCCGTTGAACGAATCTTAGACAAACATACGCCTAGCGGATACTCTCCTCGCTTGGCATTACTAAAAGTCAACGCAATGTTAATCTCTCTCGGGACAAATGTTGCAGCGTCCGGTGAATACATTTTATTACCGAAAACTAGTATGTCTTTATCTAAACAGGAGTGTGGGTGACGGAAACCCGGCTCACTATGCGCCCACTCGCGAAAGTTTGATAAATATTTCCAGTCTTCGTGAACTGTACAACCCTCGTAAGTCTGGTGCTTAACTCCTTCCCACAGATGTGGACAATAGCATCGACGTAGCATAGCCGACCAACGGGAGTATGCTGCATCTCTATGTGGAACTTTAATATCTTTAATGCCTACGCCGTAAATTAGTTGCATCTTAAACCTCTTTAGTCAAACTACCTGATAAGCCGCAACAGGGACGTTCAACTAACCCTACCTAAAAGATAGTTTGCTAAAGAAGTCTTACTGTTGGACGTTTTTAAAGGCTGTTGCGCAGCCTGTATGGTTTGTCCCGTTTGAGGTCGGGACCACACCTTATACCATAAACAGGAGAGCGTCTTACGACGCCATGCCAATCTCATGTGAAACCCACCTAAGAAGGTGCAGGAAAAGTTCAAATTCCTAAGTGGGGAGGAGAAGCAACCAAATGAGAATTCCCTTGTGGGAAAGGTTGCTAGGAAATATCTTTGTATGGGTTGAACTCGGCGGTGAATCCCTTCCAGTAGTCATACTCATCAACTTCAACCACTCCGTTGTGTTCAAGCTTGATTTTGTTACCAATCTGGATGACAAGAGCACGTTCGCTGTTTCCATACTGCTTTACAAGATAGAACATGTAGCGAGGAAGCCACTTCCCAGACTTCTTGGTAGGAGTAGCTTTCAGGAATTGCCATCCTGTGCTCACTAAATCATCACGGACAAACTCTTGACCAGCAAGCTTAGTGAACGTATAATCTCGTACATCACAGCCAATCACAAAGCGTTTGAAGTAGTTGAATGGGTTGCGTATTGCACTCCACCAAAACATATTGAATAGCTTAGAGCTGTCTGCACCAAAACTATTAGCATCCCACCAACCTCTATGATCGCCTCTAAGGCCATCTTCGATGTTCTGCCAAGGCTTTAGCCATTTAGGTAAATCTTCATACACCCAACTTCTATGAGTGTTGAAAGTCGTGAAGGGTTTTTCTGTACTAGAATCTTTCTTTCTGAATATCAAACCCAGAGGGACGACAATCAATCCGAGGACAATCCCTGCGAGCTGCATCAGAAAGAAGAAAAGCCACGTAATAGTGGCTGTTAGAATATCTTTCATTTAATCCTCCAAAAGAATAAGTGAATGTATAGCCACCAGAGCCTATGCCTACATTCCGAGCCGTCATACTACAACCCCTCAACCATAACGTAGCGGACATGTTAAATGCGCGCCTTTACAAGTCGCACAACGTGCGCTTATTTCTTCAGGGGTGTGTTTCGATAGAAATCACCTCTTCCGGGAAAGGATTCTGCTAAGAATCACTTCCTTCCATCAACAACGGTGAAGCTCAGAATAGCAGCGCTTTCTTCTTCATCGTCATCTTGTGGTGCTTCACCTGTTGGTGTGTCAGGTTTGTAGCATTCGTTGGTAAGCTCAATTGCTTTATCAATAACAAGCTTAGCTGCTTGCAACTGAACCGTAGCACTTACACCACCCTTCTCAAGATCAGCATCCAGAATTGCTTCAGCTTTAGCAAGGGCTTTAGCGACTACCGGTGAAAGTTTGTTCAACACCTCGGCCAATTTTCTTTGACGTGGTGTGCGGCTAGATTTGGTTCCGGGTTTTCTCCCACCCTTTGCAGCTCCGGTCCTGCCCAGCTTATCTGGGATGTCGCGAGAATCTGTTTTTACTTCGCTCATTTCTTTTCAGCTCCTATATGCGGCAAGAAGCCGTTTGTTGTACCTATGTGCTCATTATAAGCTATGTTTTAGCCATTGTCAACCATTATTTGACTAAATCTTTACTTTTAGTCACTATTTGACCATTAATCGTCAGAATATGGCTGAATCTGTCTAAAAGATGTATATTTCTCTGTCTGCATTTCGTGTGCATACTCAAATACAAAATCTTTACGCAAATCAATATGCTCATCAGAGCAAGTGTAGCAATTCCCTGCGGAGTCTTTTAGATCACCGCAAGCGATACATATGTCTTCGTCGCCCACGGCAACTCTCCTTTTGTTTAGTTGATATGTGTAGTGTAAGCCCTACCCTCTCTATTTGTCAAGCCCTTTTAATAGAATTTCTTTATTTAGGTTAAGAAATTATCTTTGTGAGAGATATAGTCAATCACACCTTGCCCATATTCCCTAGAAACTTGACTTTTAATAATGTGAGGATCGTCTACCTTTCGACCTCTACCCAAAATCTTGTACCCTTCCAAGCCATCGGTGTCCTCTACAAACAGGTGCTCGGAAGCTTCCCAATAATGAGTTAATATCTTCTCTGCCCAAAGCAGCCCTTCCATCCATTCAGTACGTTTGTATTTCTTTTTGAAAATCATTTATTCCAAGCCTCCTTACAAATTGTACGTATCCTGTCAATTTCATCAATCATCCACTTATATTGAGGTAAGTTGTAAACTTTGGGGTTGTGGATATCTCCGTACCAATAATAGTGCTCGAAAGGGAGGGAACTCTCTGTCAGTAGCCTAAGAATATTTCTATTCTGACGAAGCTTACACCGGATTGCTTCGATAATTTCGTCGTTAAACTCATCACATTGAACTGTATCAAGCTTTTTACCCTCATCCTTGGCTTTGAAACCATAAAGAGTCCTTAGAGCGTCGTGCTTTTTCCCCGTCTTCATCCAATACCAAAACCCTTCAATAGATGTGAACGATCCGTATTCGGGATGAGTGAACGGAGAGTATGAGAAGTTACTTAGCATCCTCCCAAGCTCTGTCCTTCCTTTGCTGTAGATATTTATATGGTCAATACCATCTAGTGTAGGATCAATCTTCACTTATCCACCTCCCATTCTACTGTTGAAACAGATTCTTTCTTCTCACCCTTCTTATCCGCCCAATGTGCAATTGTCACTATAGCTCGATTTCCATTACGACCAACAAACTCCTCAGAAGAGTAATGTGAGCACTTTGCACCATCCTTGCACCACGGAGGGAGGGTTGGTTTGATAGTCTTCAAATATTTATCAAACTCTTTATCTGTCATTTCTGAAATTGTTTTCATTCTAACACCCACTCACCATACTCGGGACTCCGCTTGCAGCCCAGTTGAGCTGGTGGTAGGTTCGGTACAATCACAACCCTTCCTGTATCATCATCAACAGCATAGTCCACAAGCAGCTCTTTTCTGCCTGTATCGTTACCCCGCCTGTCCACAACAGGGAACATGTTAGTAATACAGATAATCATTGCACCTCCCACTCTTCAACCCAATATTTATAAGCGCTGTCAAAATCATAGGTGGCCTCTTCTAATCCATCAGGAGCAATACACTCCGTCCGATAGGAGGTGGCATCCGCATGTTTATCAAACACTTTAGACACTCGCACGCCCCACAAAGGGCTTTTCTCCATCACCACGAATACAGTTTTCATTACACTCTCCTCCTATACCATAATCTCTGTTTGTCTCACTTCACCGTTATCCTTCATTTCAACCTTGAGAGGGATCAAACCAGATATATTAAATCTCTCTCGGAAGCAATCGGCCATCGTCTGAATCAGGAGTTGTTCGTGTTTACGCTCCACCAAGAAACTGTCATGCACTGGCAAACAAGGTACGTTGTGCTTAATCATAGCACGAAGAACATCACTTGCAAGCTCGCTATCATGGTTTTGC